TTCGTCAGCGGGATCACCGGCGACGATCTGGAAGTCCACGACCCAGCGTTCCATGCCGACTCCCCAGCCCATCGCCATGAACTCCAGGCGGTTGGCCTGGACGTCGACTGCGCCTGTGACCATCAGCACCGCGGATGGTAACGAACCGAGGGAGAAGCCTTCCAACCGCGCCCGGGCTCGCAGCGTATCGGCCTTAGTTTGCTCTTGCGCGCTGTCCCAGACCTTCGCCAGACGGGTGTTGTAGAACACCTGCATCGGCTCAAGGTCGCCTTTGACCTGGGCCTTCTTGGCCTTTTCGAATTGCTTGGCCAACGACTTCCAGTCCATCCAGCCGAGCGGCGAATACAGCGCATTGAGGTGGAAGCCGACTGTCTCGCCATCACCCTCGGCATGGGCACGCCACTCACCCTTGGCGAGCATTTCACCCTTGTGGTATTCGTCGATCAGCACGTCGCACTCAGGCCCGGCGCACTCGTAATGCACCACGCTGAAGTCCTTCGAGTAATGCAGTCGCTCCCATTCGAGGATTTGCATGTGCCCGCAGGTCGGACACGGCACGTAGTAGTAACGTTGGTCGCTGCCCTCGAACAGATCGGAGATCCGCGACGCACCCTTGATCGTCGGCGAGCTGGAGAAGTAAAACTTCGCATTGCGGCCGAACGTACTACCCCGTGTTTCCGCGAGCTCAATGGGGTCGCCCTCTTCGCCGATATCCACTTCCCAGCGGTCAATCTCATCGCCGTAAACGTAGCGCGCCGACAGCTCCGACAGGTTGGCGGCCGAGCCCGCCGTGGTGACGTACAACGATCCACCCTCGAACTCTTTGGTGTCCATGGTGTTGCGCGAATCTCGCGAGCGGCTGGATGCTACCCGTTCACGCAGTACCGGGGTGGCCTTGATGGTCTTGCCGATCCGCGAAGACACCCGCTTGGCCAGGCCCAGGCTCGGCAACAAGGTCAGGATGTTGGATGGCGCCATGTGGATCAAACCGCCGATCCAGTTCAAAGCGATCTGCGTTTTCATCAGCTGCGAGGCCACCATGGTGACTACGCGCTTGCAGGGGTGAGCCGGCGACAAACAGCGCATCGGCTCGCGGGCATACGGTGTTCGTGAGGTGCGGTACTGGCCGGGCTCGGCGGCGCCGGTGTCACGCGGAATGCGCATGTACTCGTCGGCCCACTCATCGACCCAGACGTCAGGGTCCGGATGCAGCCCACGAAAATACGCCTCCCGATACACCTCTGCACCGTTAGGGATTTCCGTGGGCATGGGATTAACTCGTGGTCAGGGCGTGTTCAAGATCCGCCGAGGACAAGCGCTCTGCATCCTCAAGCGAGCGACGGATAGCGGCCGTCAGGTGCTTTTCGATTTGCCAAGGATCGGACATGACAGCGAGCTCCGGCGCGAGTTGTGGTGGCATGCCCAGTAACTGGTCACGCAACAGGCGACCCGCGTTGAACGCACCCGTTTCCACCGCGACGCGTTCGACCAGGGTGCCCTGCTGTTTGTGAAAGTTGGCTTGCTCTTGCAGCGCCAGGTAGTGCTCCCGCAGAGCGCGAGATTTCTGAAAGTCCACCGCCTGCCCGGCTTGCGGCACCGCAGGTTCTTCGGCGGCAGTTTGAGCTTCCCGCTGAAGGCGAAGCCGGTCATGTCGCTCGGCGACGGCCGCTTTGCTTGGATCGGCAGACTCAGCCAACAACGCTTCAGTGGCTTCGAGGTCAATCTTGCCATCGTCAGTCAGCACCAACCGATCCTGATTAGCCAACTTGGAAACGTAGGATTTGGCCCAGCCACGCCGTGCGGCAAACTCCGTTTTGCTGATTACAGTCATGAAGGAATGTCCTGTTCACCTAATGAATACGGGGAGTTCACCTGTTCACCCCAGTTCACTAAGCTGGTGAACTGTCCGCTAACACTTTCCCGCGGGTTTGCGACCCCGTACCCCTCGAATAACCCCAGGGTCCCCGGCGATTTTCGGACGCCCGGACGGGAAACATTACCCCTGTTCACCCCCTGCAGGCGGCACTTCGCAAACGCCAAGCCGCTTCGCAGCCCAGCGCTCGTACAAGCCGATGGCGACATCCGCGCCGGCCATCGCAGTCAGGCAACCCAAACTGCCCGCCGCCCAGATCGACATGCCAGCAGCGATCATCAGCATCATCGCCGACACCCCGCAGGCAATACAGGCACCGGACCGCAGCGCCAGGCGTCGCAACAACACCCATCCCCGTGCCCCATCCTTGTCGGCCCGCCACATCTCGCCTGATACGCCGCCGACCAAGGCCAGGACGATCACTAACCAGATTGGCATCTCTGCCAGCGCTTGCTGCTCGTTCGTCATCGCCCTACTCCATAAACGCAAAAACCCGGCGCAATGGCCGGGTTTGGTGTGTGGTGCCTGCCGCTCTCTGCGGTCGCACCTATCGAAGATGGGTACTTTTTACAGGTGGATTCCGGTGGCAGCAACCCCACTTTAATGCCACCCGGTGAATAAGTGGGTAACGCAGGGTGAACGTCTAGCGAATGTCGGCGAATACAACACATCGGCTATCGCTTTTATTGTCCCGTCCTACCTGTCCCACTATTCAAAGTCGAAGTAGGACAGCTACAGCCCCCTAAATTCGGGGCCCTGCCCTACTGTCCTACCTTATTTAACTTTTCCTTGTGTATAGAAAGAAAGCTAAAAGCACGCGTGCGCGTCATGGACGCGACTACATGCCCGCTACGCTTACACGTGCATGTGGTGGGAGAAGGTCGGACAGTAGGACAGACCAGCAACGACCGGGCCTGCGCTTGTCCTACTGCGCGAAGCGGCAGTCGGACAAGGCTGGACAGTAGGACAAAGACGGACGGAGTGACGCCAGGAGTCATGCAGCCCTCTCCAGCAGCAGGCTATAGATGTGCAGGTGCGCTTCATGCAGACGCTGGTAGTAGGTGTCGCGCCCACAACCGCAATGGGCGTACCGCAGGCGCATGTCGGTGTCATGGTTGCAGTAGTGCTCACGCACGACAGTCACCAGTTCAGCATCAAGGTGCTTGGTAACGATCAACTCGATATCCAGCGAGCCTTCCAACGGCGCCCGAAATGCTCGCCGCCCGCGAATTAACTGGCCGTTGCTCTCCATCATCATGGCGACCATGTTCCCACCGGCGAGTCCGCCCTTGGTAAAGTCGCTGTGCAACTCTTCAGCCCACATGCGCAGCCGCGCATCGATCTCTTTAATCATCGAAGCACGGCTCCTCAAACTTTTCCTGTACCAGCGCCGATGCCCTGCCCCACCCATCGGGCTTCTTATACGCCCAAGGCCGTACGCCGCTCTTGGGCAGTGCTGGTTGCCGGACCTTACGCCACCCCAGCCGGTGCATGATTGCTCCGACTCGCATTTGCTCAGGCTTGCCCCAATGGCCAAAGTCCAACTTCAGCGCACCGGAGAGTATTTCGCTGCCAGTGGCGGTCTCGCCGATCTGAGACTCTTCCAGCCAGGAAAGGATTGGACCTTCCCACTCATCGACTACAAATCGCTCCTCTTGAGCCTGGGCAAACAGCGGCGCCTCTTCCCGGATGACCCACCAGATATCACCAGCCTCATAGCAAAACATCGCTTCAGCCCAGAGCTGGTCGCGGACTTCTCGAAGTTGCTCCAGGTCCACCTTGGTACACGCCACCGGCCAATAGCGACGGTTGCCCGTGGCATCCTTGAGATACTCGTCCTGGTTCGTGGTACCGGCGAACACACACTGGCGTGGCACGTCCATAGATCTGCGGCCATAGCTTTCGCGGTAGGTGTCGGTGGAGGCCGAGAAAAACTGCTTGGCCTTGGTCGACTCGGCCTTGTTGAAGCTGTCCAGCTCCCCCAACTCAATGATCCATTTGCCGCGAATGGCCTGAAATGCCTCCTTGTCACCGAGGGTGAAAGGAGTATCCATAAACCATTCGCCACCGAGAATACCCAGCGCTGTGGATTTACCGGCGCCTTGCGCGCCTTCAAGGATCATCACCGAGTCCGCCTTGCAGCCCGGTGACATCACTCGCCCTACCGCCGATACCATCCAGCGTTTACCGACCTTGCGGCTGTAGTCAGTTAGCTCTACACCCAATATGTCGGTCAACCAGGTATCGAGGCGCGGCACTCGGTCCCATTCCAGCCCCTCCAAGTACTTACATACCGGATGAAAGGAATTGTCGTGAGCTACGACGCTAACAGCTTCGATCACATGAGAGGTTTTAACTCGCAGGTTGTACTGCTGCGCAAGCCACTTCATCACCCGCATATCATCAATGTCAGCCCACTCGCCCAAGGTACCGCCGTATGGGGGAACGCGTAGCTTGACGATCTTGGAACTGAAGGAGCTGAAGCCAATCACACCAGCCCAACGCTCGTCGTTGCCCAGAATCAGCTCAACGTTCTGCATGTGTGCGATCAAACTACCGTTTTCGGTGCGGGCGAACATATCCTTCCAGCCGCCAGCTGCTGGAGGTTTGACCACGGCCAGCACTTGGCGCCGGACAGCATCCAACCCTTCGGCGCAATGCAGGTCGTTGAAGTCAGTCCATTTGTCCTCTCGCTCGACAGTGAAAACGGGCGCAACTACTTGACCGCCGACCACCGTAGCCGCGTTGGTGGCCTTCTCTTCACCTGGGTTCCAGGCGTCACCATTCGGGCGCTTGGTCATCCAGTCATCATCCCGACAGATGATGATGGGGCGCCCAGGGAACTCATCACGCATAGCCTTAGAAACAGCCATTAGGTTGCCGGCATCGAAAGCCACAGCGACCGCCATGGACGTCGCCATGTGCAGGCTAGCGCCGGTGGCGTAGCCCTCACACACCAGCACTGGCTCTCCGGGTTCCGGGTGTCCACCGATCAGGTGGAAGGCGCCTTCCTTCGACATACCGTAGGGCCAGTAGGACTTGTCCCGACCAGTATCCTGTTGCCTCTCTGGGAAGATCACCTGCAGGCCGACAATCTGTCGGCGAGCATTCACCATAGGCACCAAAACCGCGCCGGAGTGAGGCGCATAGCGAACACCAAAACCGACGATCTGCTTTCGATCCAGGTAAGCACTACGCCCCTTATCGGGCATACGATTGAACATACCTTCTGCGCGTTTGGCCGCGCGACGAGATGCATTGGCAGCGACTTCAGCAGCTCGGCGTTTGGCTTCTTCCTGTCGAGCGCGCATGACCTCACGCTCTTCAGGCGACATCCGACCAGCCTTGACCTTGATCTTTTGTGTCTCCCCCGAACGCCAGTCACCGAAGCTGCCAAAGATCAGCGTTTCATTCTTCTCAGTGCGATGCTCATGGACGACGTACCAAC